AAGATTATTTGATAACTTTCCGTGGTATCAAGGCTTGCCCGAGCAACTTAGCACCGGATATATACCTCCCGCAGATCATCTTGGGCACCAAGGACGACGGTCATTTTCAGCGCTGTATTTGGTTCAGATTCCACCGATTTCCCAGTGATACTTTAAAGGGCCATGAGATCAATAAGTTTGTTGCCGTCGGATATTCAGTCACTAGAAATTTTTCTATGTAGACTGAGTGCTAGACATTTGCGGTAAGCTCGCTGATCTGTAGCTCTATTGCATAGCGTTCCCTATAGCCATGAAATGATGGCGGCGCCGTCAGCGCCCTTGCCGCCTGGATTTGTGCCAGAGCCAACAGCGCCACCCGCCGCAACTGTTCCTGTGATAATAGAGCCAGGTGTCGGTGCTCCTGCGCTCCCACGAGTGTATGTTATTCTGCATCGTCCAGCACCGCCGCCGCCGCCGCTCCAATTGTTGCCGTTGCTGTTGTTGGCTGAGCTTCCCCCTCCGCCATAGTCATTGCCGGCCGTGCCAGGGGCGGAAGGTGGGGGGCCGGCAGGCCTAGGCGCCATGCCTCCACCGCCGGCTGCTGCACCGCCAGCCGCGCCACCTGAACCAACACCAGATGCTCCGGAGCCAGCGCCGCCAGCCGAACCGGTGTCATTGAGATCGCCCCCTGATGCGGTACCGCCTGCGCCGCCAGCGGCGCTAGTGCTGGTCGACGCAGCTCGATTACCCCCGTTTGCGATGAGAGATAGCGATCCAATCGACGAAGCAGCGCCGTTGTTGCCAAGGAAAAAGGCGGATCCTGGGGTGACGCCCACACCGGAGGCGCCGCTACCCCATAAGTCGATCGTTAGGACATTGTACTCGGGAACGGTGAAGTTGAACGTTCCGGCCCGGTAGAGCACTGAGCCAGAGTGTACCAGCGACACGATGGGAGCAAGACCCGGCAACATATCAAATCCCCCTGACAATGCCGGTGTAAACGAACTTGTTCGTCCCACGGCAGACGAAGCAAACGAGGTCGGCCGCGCCAGCCGTCGTCGAGAGGGTGGGAGCGCCCCCCGCGCCGAAGGAGAAGTTCGCTCCCCATGACAGCGTGCGGTTGCCCGTGCTGTCCTGGGCTACCTCGATATTGAGCGGCCATCCCGGCTTGGCGTTGGTCGGGTTCGAGATGGTTCGGTTGCCAGCAATGGTGACTGTACGGTTTACGCCTCCGGCATGGTCGATGGCGATCGTCGCGCTATCGGCCAGAACTGCCCATCCCATTGCGGAAAGTACGATATCCATCGTCGGTATGAAGGCCGCGCCGGACTGGACGTTAGCCGTCGTTGCCAGCGTGGTTGTCCCGGTGCCGCCATTGGCAACCGGCAGAGTGCCGCTGACATGGGTTGTCAGGCCGACCTTGCCCCATGAAGGAGCGGTACCGATGCCACCGGAGCGCAGAACATTGCCGCCTGCCACACTGGCCAATGCGGCCAGAGTGGTGGCGCTATCGGCATAAATCAAATCACCGATCGTATAGGAGACAGGAATGCCAGGTATCCGTTTGTTTTCGAGGATATACCAATCCCAACTGGCGGCATTGACCAGAATTGCTCCGTAGGGGGCGAGTGTGTAGGCTCCACCCGAGCTGGAAATGCCATCCCTGGTGTAGAGATAATTACCGGATGCCGCTGTGATGGTGATCGCAACGTTGGTCGCATTGAAAATCGCATATTCGATCGACTTGGGAGACGCGCTGTTGTCCGGTAGATTGTAGGCAGTTCCGCTCTCAAGGCGAATAATGGAGTGAGTATCAGCGGGTGAAAATGTTGCGTTTGCTGAGTAGGTTTTCAGTCTTGGTCGAGTGTTGATCTCTCCCTGCACAAAAGCCGACGTAGCAATGCTGGTATCGTTGCTGCCCGCCGCAGGCGTAGGAGCCGTTGGATTGCCGGTCAGAATGGGGCTGTTTTGCGGAACGATCGCACCATTGGCATTCAAATAAACAAAGAAGTCATAGAGATATTTAGTGCTGGCCGCCTGGTCATCGCCGGGTAAGTTGACGCCTGCCGTGAGTGATTTGACCTTGGTGATCGTGCCCGAGAAATCTTGTGTCGCGGTCCAAGTCTGCGCAACATTGACCTTGGCTACATTGGCCGATTGAACACCGCCACCCTTGATCAGCTTTCCTGTGGTGCCGTCGAAAAGTACCACCTCGTTCGAAACGACCCCACCAGCGGGGCCGGCGACATCACCGCCAACAGCAGAGCCAACTGCCGTGACTTTTGGACGTAGCGGGTCGGTATTGTCGATCTCGATATTCAGGCCCGCCTGTAAGCCTTGTAGGGCGGTGTCTGCCTCGGCTCCCTGGGCTGCGGTGGCGAATGCCGTTGACGGCTGGAACGCTGCCGTGCCGAGAGACGAAATATTCGCTTTCAGATCCAGAGCGGCTTGTGTTGCATTGCTGACCGGTTTGTTGATATCGGAGGTGTTGTCCACGTTTGCCAGACCCACGCTGGCCTTGTTCGCTTTGCTGTCGGTGTAGGTCTTCGCGCTGTTCAGTGTTGTCGCATCGGCTGCCGCCTGCGCCGCCGATACCGGCTTATTAGCGTCCGACGTGTTCTCGACATTGCCAAGGCCCACATCAACCTTGGCGCCCGAGAAGGCCACAGCCGCCAGAGCGGAGGTATTCGCTTTCGCGTTGAGGGCAGTCTGCGTTGCCGTAGAAATCGGCTTGTTGAGGTCGCCGGTATTGTCGACGTTACCGAGGGCGACGTCGCTCTTGACCAGTGTCACGGCGCCGGTCTTGCCGGCAACAGAGGTCACGATATTGACCTGGGCGCCTGGCTGGATGCCATCGAGTTTCGTCTTGTCTGCCGGAGACATCAAGCCTGCCGCCACCTGGCTGGCCAGAGCGCCCAAGTCAACGACCTGCTCCTTCAGGCGCTGGCCCCACATGGTGATACGGTCGAGTGCGCGATTGATCGTATTTGCCGGCAAAGGGCCGCCGTCCTGCAGGTCGACTGATTGGGTGAGCGGCACGTCCCGGTAGATGATCAGTGTCGCGCCCGTTTCCGGCGCAGCCGTCATGGTTACATTGCCGCCGGCGGGAGAGCCGGCGCCGGTGACCGCATAATCCACGCCGAGCGTTTTGATGGCAGTCGTCCCGTCTGCCGCCCGAACCTGCACCACCAGATCCGTGTTGACGGTAAAGGGGGGAGGGAAGGCGAAAGTGGTCGTGCTGCCGTCGCCCGCATAGGAACGGCGGTTGTCATAGCTTGGAATGGTCATGTGGGGCTCCGGCAAACGGAATGCTGCCTTCGAGGCGGGGCTTTGGGGGCGGAGGTGGAGTTGGGGAGCGCAAGAAGGGGAATACCTCCTGGCGAGAGGCGAAACCGGCGGGCCGATCCCCGGCACCGCTCCGTGCGGCCGATATTTGCGAAGCTCGGGCACGCCTAAGGTGGGATCAGGCGAGGTTCGCTGGTGCCCTGAGTGCGCAAGGCCGTGTTGCCACTGTCATGTGCAGAGTCGTGAAACTCTGCCTTCCGATCGTTCGGGCAACGGCAGCCGATCTACGGGAATGACGAGGCCGTCTTCGTTGGCGCGGTTAAGCTGTTTTTCCTAGCCGCCCCAGCCCGCCGAACAGGCTCCCGGTCGCATTGAGATAGCCGCCGGTCTGGGCATTCCGGCCGGCGATGTTGGCGAGCCTGGCCTGGTAGTTCAGATTGTTGGCCTGATTCCTGGCGTTCCAGCGAATGGCGGCGACGTCGAGCGCGCCCTCGCTGGCGGTGGAGCCGATGACATCGGAAGGCGAGCCGTCGAGGTTGACGCCGGAGCCGCCTGTGAGTGCGGTTTGCGTGCCGATGGTGCTATCCACCTGGTCCTGCTTGCGGCCGGCCTGGTACTCGCCGGTCATCGTCTCGATCTGGGCCTGGCGGCGATAGGCCTCGGCCTGGGCGTCCGACTGGGCCTTGGCGGCGTTGCCTTGCTGGATGGCGCCGATAGCCGACAGGCCGGTGCCGGCGATCGAGGCCGCCGTGCCCAGGCCGATGCCGGATATGGCGGAGCCGGCGGCGGAGGCCGCGGAAGCCAGTCCGGCTCCAATGGCTGCGAAAAGCGGTGGGCACATGATCAGGGCTCCGGATCGGTGTTGAGGGTGATGGAACGGATCGTCGCCGGCAGCGGGCCGTCGGCGGTCAGCACGAGTTCGCCCTTGTCGCCCCAGTTCGTTTGGGGGCGGGCGTCGTAAAAGCCGGTGACGAGCGGGGCTGCCGTGCCGAGATCATCGCTGGTATGGCGCGCTGCGATCTCTTCGGCGGTGGCCTCGTCCCGGCCGATGCGCAGCGAACCGGTGGCCAGGAAGTCGACCTTGGCGGAGACGATCTTCTTGCGCCGTCCCAGGCCTGACCCGTCACCGGCCGAAGCAGGCGAGGGCAGCAGGTGGGCGCGTGAGGTGTAAGGCAGGCCGACGGTGATCGTGGTAGCCGGCTGACCCGAGGCGAGCGAGATGGCGCCGCCTGTGACGATCTGATCGGCCTCGCGCGCGCCATCCGCCAGGATTCCGACGAGCCGGCCCTCGAGGTGGCCAAGACCGGTGATACTTGCGGCGGGGGGGCCGCCATATTGCAGGGCGCAATCGAGATACCAGGCCTTGTCGGGCGTAGCGGTGGCCGCTTCGAACGGCGCGGCCATGCGCTCGACATAGCGCCTGCTTACGCCGCCGATCGTGCGCCGGACGATCAGCCACACTTCGTTCCTGCCCTGGCCCGGCATCGTGGCGCAACTCTCGACGAATCCCTCGCCGCCCATGAGATGGCGATGCATGCCCGCTATGGACTGGTCCTTTTCATAGGTCAGTCCGATCAGATCGCCCCTGCCGTTGGGCAGCCAAATCACGCTGTCGGGCTCTTGGGCGTAGGTGACTTCCACGATGCCGGAGGCGAAGAGATGATCCGAGAGTACCGAGATATCGGGTGTCGCATAGCCCACTCCGGTCTCGCCCTGGACAAACTCCCGCAGCGCCTTGCCGAAGCTGGAGACGAAGACCGTCGAGTTCCCGACCTTGGCTGGCCTGATCGCCTGCGAGGCATGGGTCGAAGCCAGGGACTGACGGAAGTTGTTGGCAGAGAAAGGCAGGTTGGGGCTGTCGCGACCCATGGTGCGGGCGGCACCGGCGGTACCGATCAGGAGATCCGGGCCCTCGGCAATCCATTGGATTTCGTTGACATCGGTAAGGGTGAAGGAAATCGCGTCATCGTCCTTCACCGGAACAGAGACGGAGAAATCCAGTTCGCGCCCATAGCCGCCGGTTCTGGTGGCCCAGATGCCGGAAGGTTGTGCATCAGTGCGAGCATAGACCTTGCGTTGCTCGAAGGTTGCAATATGGGCTGGCCAGCCGGGAGTTGCTCCCCAAGCGCCGAGGCGCCACTGCAAAGTTCCTTGAGCAAGCGGCAACGGTGCGTCGTCGAGCTTGGCCTGTACGACAGTTGATGAAGTAACGGCGGTGATGACGAAGGAACGATAGACTGCATTCGATCCGAGCAGAGCGATGATGCGCCCTTCGTCATCAGCAGAGAATCCGGTGCTGCCATTGATGCCTGTGGTCGATGAGGCCGTGATGGTGACGACTGGGGCCGTTGCCGGATCTTCAGTGAATGTCAGTTCACCAATGGTGACAAAGCCACCGCCATTGTTTGACGTGACATTGATGCGATAGCCGGTATAGGCAGTGGTGTTAGTGAACCTGAAATATCGGGCCTCGCCAGCAGACCAGTTGCTTTGCGCATACTGGCTATCGAGCACTGTCCAATTAGCGCCGTCATTCGATCCCTCGAACGTCCATGACTTTGGAGCTCGATCGGTGACAGGCGTTCCAGTTACAAGGCCTGATGTGGCCTGCACTGCGTACCCTACGATAATGTGAGGGGTCGGAAACGTGTACGAGATCCAGCCGTCACCACCAGCGGCGCTGTGCCATGCCGTGCCAGCGTCACGATCGAATACATTCCATGGCGCGCCCAAGGCCGTGCCACTTGCGGCAGCTGTGCCACTCGGTGCCGTGTTGCTGGTCATCTTTGGGATTGGATTGCCGGTTCCGTTGGGGGTCAACGTGGTGGACGTGTCGTTGACGGGAAGGAATGGGCCGAACCGGAAATTGACCGTCTCAATCGTCCAGCTTGTGTCGCTCTGACGCTTCACCCGCCGCGGCTGGTAGCTCTTGTGCGTGATATCCAGCACATCATTGGTCTGGTCGAAATCGAGCTGGAACAGGTCCGCATCAGCATAGGGATGGGCGACTTCCACGCTGCCGACCCGTCCGCCCAGCGCATAGACCCGGAACACGCCGGCGTTGAACACCAGCATGTAGGCCTGGCTCGCCGAGAAGATGAAGGGGATGAAGCGGGCCGGGCGGCTCGAATCCTTCACCTCCTGCACGAATTGCGTGCCGGGGCGGCGGGTGAGGCCGCCCTGGCGCATCACCATGAAGTTCTGGCATTCCTTCAGCCCGGTCTTGAAATGCTCGAGATCGGCGCGGCTGTGCAGCTTGGGGGACAACTCGCCGCGCGAGAAGACCGGCTTGAGTTCATAAGCGCCCATCAGGAACGAGCCTCGATCCAGAAATCGTCTTCGGGGTCATCCGGCGTGCCTTCCAGGGCGTCGATCGCCTGCGCCTCGGAAAGAGCGGCTTGCGTCTTCTGCCCGAGGGACTCGGCATAGGAGGCCTTGCCGGTGATGAAATGCGCCGCCTTCTGCGCCAGGGCCAAGGCGAGCACGTCGGTGAATTGCTGGTCGAACAGGCCGGTATTCTCGACGCGCCTGACATAACGGACCGGGCGCGGCGCCGGCTCATCAGCCAAGACCTGGCTGCCCTCGATCTTGTGCGGAATGGTCTTGGCGTTCTCGGTGCCATTCACGGTCAGCGGCATGACACGCAGGCAGTCCACCGGCAGGTCATAGGCATAAGCCCAGCCAAAGGCCGGTGCCATGGCCGAGGCCGGCAGCAGGGTGCGCGCCATGGCAAAATTCCAGGGGTGGCGGCGCATCAGGCTCCAGGCCATCGGCCAAAAATTGCGCCGAAACCAGCGTGCAACGGCCGAATTGTCGTCGATGGAGGCCAACGGCGCCTCGTCGAGATAATCGAGCGCGAGATTGCAAATCTCGGTGATCGAGAGATTGACGGACATGAGGGCCTCCAGGCCGCGAAAATCGATTTCGTCGGGGCGGCGCGTCGACGAAGCATCGTGCGCCGCCCGGTCTGGTTTGAGTGCCCGGGCTTACCGGAAGGCGTTGGCCTGCTTGTATTCGGCGAGCCGGCGGCTCACGACCTCGATCGGCGTCGCCTCGTCGATCGCGGCGCCGGCATCGTCGACGAGCTTGGCCTTGATCGCCTCGGTGCGGAGGGCGGCATCGACGTCCTCGGCCTCCTTCCGCGCCTCGCGCTCATTGGCCTTGTCCGGGACGAGCTCGAGATGCTCGTCCTCCTCGCGGACCTTGCCGACGAGTTCCACCTCCTCGCCCGCCTCGATGATGCGGCCGTCGACATAAGCCTTGGCCTTGACGAGATAGCGCGCCATTTCAGAAGCCTCCGACATTCAGGCCGGAGGGGTAGTTGACGATCGCCTCGCGGTCGGCGACGAGGCCCGCCGTCACCGTGCCGGCGGCGAAGGTGCCGGCCACCGTGTACTGCACGCCGAGATAGCGCTGGCGCTGGGCATCGAGCGAGAGCGCCGGCACCTGCACGCGCAGCCATTCCGAACCGGCGGTGAGGCTGGCGGCCGGGATCGCCGGCGTCTGCACGATGACGTTGGGCGACGACAGGTCCGCATTGGCCGAGGTGACATAGGCGAACTGCAGCGACGTGCCGCCGGTGAGCGCGGTGTTGACGCGGATCACCAGTTCCAGGCTGTCGCCAGGGCCGGGATCGCGGGCCTGGGTGAGGTCGATGGTATTGGTCGAGACGGCGCTGGCGGTGATCGCCTGCTTGTCCGACAGCAGAAGTTGCTGGTCTAGGATCATGGACATGGCTCCGATGATGGGAAGGAAAGGAAAAGACGCGTGAAGCGCGGCAATCCCTCCCCGGTTTCGGGGAGGGTGGCCCGAAGGGCCGGGTGGGGGAGCGTGGCGCCACTCTCCCCCTTCCGTCGCTGCCGTGCAGCGACACCTTCCCCGCAGCCGGGGAAGGATCTCGCGCTTCATTCTAAAAGCACGCAGCCTCAGACCACGCGGGCCTCGGTGTTGAGGAGCTGGTCGGTCAGGCGCACCGGGATGCCGCGGAACGAGAGGAAGGGCTGGCCCTGGGCGTCCGTCACGGTCTGGAAGGCGAGGGTGGATTTCTCCATGGCCTGGATGTCGCCCCAGGTCTTCACCGCCCGGTTCACATAGAAGGCGGGCTTGCCCATCTTGAGCGAGGGGATCTTGTTGATCGCCCGCACCATCAGCCGGTAGAGGTTGGGCGGCGTCGCCGACTGCAGGCCGCCGGCCGCCGTGGTGGTGTCGATATTGGCGATGCGCACGGCATAGCGCCAGTCGCGCACGGTCAGCCCGCACTTCCACTGGTACTTGGTCTGGTAGGCCTGGTAGCGCCCGCCATTGGGGTCGAGGATCGGCGCCGAGGTGGTGACGTCCTGATGGGTGAGCCCGGCCGTGGTGCCCTTGGGATAGATGCCGTGCAGGGTGTTCGGCCCCCACACCACCAGCCAGATCGAGGTGTTGGAGGCGCCGGTGCTGCCGGCATCGATGACGTTGACGCCGTTGCCGGCGGTGAGGCTGGAATAGCGCGGCGACAGGCCGGTGATGCGGTCGGGGTTGACGCCCACCGATTCATAGAACAGCGCCTGGGCGAATTGCTGGTTCATCGCCTCGATGAAGGCGGTGTCCTCGGTCAGGCGGAAGGCGGCGGTGTTGCCGTTGAGATCGGCGAGGTCCTTGTCGATCACCGAATAGGTTTCCAGCATGCCGCAGACATCGGTGATCTGGGCCGTGGTGCTCTTGGCCGGCGGCACGCCGTAATTGAGGCGCCGCCAGGTCGCCTGCGGCAGGCCGGTGCGGATCGTGGTCTTGTGCCCGGTGGGCAGGTTGCCCTCGATCCAGGGAATATCCTGCAGCGGTTCGTTGAGCTGGGACAGGAGCTCGGCCACCACGGCGGGCTTTCCGTTGGGGTCGAGGCGCTTGGTGACATCCACCAGTGTGGGATAGGAATTGCCGATGACGGCCATGGTTTGCTTCCTTGAAAAAAGGTCTCACCGCCGGAACGGATCGACCGGATAAAGGGTCTCGGCTGCCGATCTCGACTGAGCCGCCACACCGCCGGTTGCGAACTGGTCTTCCGCGTAGAGCGCCCGGCCCGCCCGCGCCATGGCCTGGGCCAGAGCGGGGGAGAGCACATAGCCGTCGGGCGACAACAGCCCGTTCGACTTGAGCTCGCCGATCAGCGCCTCGCCGCCGTTTTGGCGGATGAAGCGATCGGCGAACTCGACATTCTGGCGGAAGGCCTGCGAATTCCTGTCGCCCCAGGCCTTGGTCAGGGCTGCCTGCGCGGCCTCGCCGCGCTCCACGATGGCCTGCACATAGGTCGATTGCTGGCCGGCCTGGTGCTGCACGAAGCGATCGTGGAGGGACTGGGCCTGCCTCGGCGTGAGGCCGGCCTCATGCGCCCAGCTCCGATAGGCGCCGGCGCTGTCGCTGTCATAGGCGAAACCCTCGGGCAGGCCCTGGGGCATGCGGAATTCATAGCCTTCGGCCGTCTGCGGCCGGCCGAGCCTGGCATGGAAGGCTTGCCATTCCTCGGGCCCGGCATCGGCGGCCGGCGGTGTGAGGGCCCTGGCCTTGAGCTCGTTGTATTCCGTCTGGAGCCGGTCGGCGTGACGCGCCGACTCGACCAGGGGATCAAGCGCCTTGTAGCCTTTGCTTTCGACCCATTGCCGGCTTTCTGCATTGCGCAGGCCCGCAAGGAAGTCCGTCGCGCCGCCGGCCGGCGACCCGTCATTGGCCGGAGGAACGGTGGCGTCTGCCGGGGTTCCCGCCATGGCGGCCCCAGGGTTTGCCGGATCCATCATCAGATGATGCCCTCGTTGGAACTGGCGATGGCCTCGGTGCGCGCGGCTTGCACCAGCGCGGCCTTCTCCTCGTCAGTCAGGTTGAGAAAACGAAAGAGCCGCCCGAAGGCGGCTCGCTTGCCATCCGAAAACGCGCGGTCGTCGGGTGGGATGCCTTCCCCGTTCACCCGGTAGAAGCCGGTGTAATCGGCGAGGTCGGCGAGGACGATCTGCACGTCCTCGTTCCTGATATCGAAGACGTTGTGATAGGCGAGCGCCAGCTTGAGCGCGGCCTCGCCACCGCGGGCGCGCCGGAACAGCCTGGCGAGCGCCAGCCAGTTGATCGCAAGGGCGGCGCGCGACGGGGCGCCGGAGGGATTGGACATGCGGGGCTTCCGATTTGGGCAATAAAAAACCCGCCGAAGCGGGGCGGGTAACGAAGACTGACTAGAGGGCGCCGGCAGCCGTGTACTGGCCACGATCACGTTTTGGAACTCTCGTCGGTTCCGGCGGCGCCTGCGATCGGCAAATTTGCTTGGATTTCCGCGCCTGTGAGGGAGGAGGAATATCGCGGCTAGGCTTGGCGCGTGAGCCCCGGGACAGCTCCAAACGAAAAGCGCCCGGCTGTGTGAGCCGGGCGCAATTTCCTATGGTCCTAATATGCCATGAAGGCCAGGTTTCGTCAATCCTGTAGTCGGCAAAATTTTTGTTTTTTATTGTCACACTCGAGCTCGAGGTGCAGAAAAAGGCGGCGCCGAGAAGGGCCTCGAGCACCCGGTGGCACTGCCGCCGCCCTGGCTCGCGGTGCCTTATTCATGCGAGGTCGTGGCATGCCGAGCATTGCCGACACGCTGTCCGTGAGCCATACAGCAATGGCGTGGTTTCACCGTAACCCAGCGGCGATATCCCGCTTCAGCCGCGCCCGGTCAGCGGCGGGGATCGAGGTGGCGCTGTCATCCTATTTTTGCTGTATCAATCCGAGGGTGCAGTCCACTATTTTTCTTTCTCTTCATAAAACTCCATATCTATGTCACTTTCTTCAAATAGTACGATAGCGTCATTGCAATAAAATATAGAAATATGTTCACTAACATCTTTTTCTTTCCACATAGTTATATCAATGTAAAGATTTTCGTTGGATTTTAAAGGTCTCTCATGTGAGTACGGTTCGATAATTACGTCTATGTTTTTTTCTGATTTGTTTTTTATATGGATTCTTCGCTTGACGGGCGGTTGCATTGTATCCTCGCAGGTATTTTATTTCGGCCACATTTTCTGGGGTTACGGTGACAACATTGTCACTGTAATTCAATTTCAGCGATGGTCCGCGTTTGGGAGGGCTTGAACGCTCTGTTGGCAGCCCGCCTAGACGATGCGTGGCGAGGAGACGCTCTGGGTTTCGAAAAATTCTTTGAAGACCTGATAGGCAAAATCGAAGTCGCGAAAGATACTTCGCTCATCCCAATCCTCGTCCGGGAGTTCCTTCATCCCGCCGGGTTGCGCTTCGTCGAATGTCTCTCGTTCAATACGCTTTCCATTAACGACATCAAAAAAGATAATACGAAAATAACCTTCTTGCCCATCAATATTCAGTATTTTTTCCTTTTCAGTGGGAGAGTTTTTTCCAAAATCAAGACATACTGTCCCGGATTTTTGAATATAAAGTAATTCTAGTTTTTCACGTATCTGTAGCCAGGATGGATTTTTAATTGTCCTTCGGCCATATAGGTCATCATTTAGATTCCATGATAGTTTAAATCTAGCTTCGGTTAAGGTTGTCATTGGGGGGGACCTTCTAGTTCGACGAAATGGTCGCTGCCGCGTTTCCAGTAAAGTGTGTTTCCCGACAGTTCCTCAAAGATAGTCCACTCTTCGAGCCCTGCAGCTTCAGCTGCCGCGGGAAGATCCTCTCGACAGAAGGGGCATATTTTTTCGCCTGAAACGACCATCTTCAAACTGCGGCCTTCGGTACGTCCCTGGCGATATAGCTCCTGGAGAATTTCAAGTTCTGCGTGCGCGTCCTTCCTGGTCTCATTGGCCCGGCGGCCATTCCAATTAACTCTTCTGCCTCTCTTGCGAATTGAATCGGCGGCCAATGTATCTGCGTCTGGTTCCTGCTGATCTGGCCTAGAGGTCTGGTTTGGTGAGGAAACCGGCGGCCCGTCCGTCACGCCAATCGAAAAAACTTTTGGCCCGCGTAGGCTTTTGCCGGGATTGTTTACTTGATACTCACGTGCTTTAGCTTGCCATTTTGTCCTGGCAAGCGCCAAGCCTTCGTAGAGTTTCCGGACCCAATCTGTGTTGTGTGATACAGGCTCGGGTTTTGTTGGAGATAGATTAGTTCCCTTTTTGTTCTTGTCAAGATTGTCGTTTGCCGTATCCGGATTTGCCCCTGCTGGATCACCGTCCGAATCCTGGGTTGGCATCCGTTGCTCGGTAGGAGAGCCTTCTGCGGGTGGTGTTTCACCAAATTCCGGCGGTTTGTCCTGGCCGCTGGCGGTGAGAGGCGGTACCTGTCTTTCACCGGGGTGCTGGGTCGGGTCGACGTCGGGTGCTTGGGGAGATGCTGGCAATCCCGGCGTGCCGAGCGGCACCGCCCCAGGTTTCGGCTCGGTGGCCGGAGCGGGCTCGGTCTCCGGCTCCGGCGCGCCATACCAGGGACCGGGCGGGTCGCCTTCATCGTGAACGAACCAGCCGGAGAGCCAATCAGGTTCGCGTGCGGACTTCCGTACCGCAACGACGGCTGCCTCGCTATTGGCATCAGGCCCGCGGGCGAAGGAGAAGTCATAGCCCCCATCGGAGTAGTACTGGCGATAGACGCCGTTTGCCTGATCGGTCCAGAGATCTCTTCTTGCGTTGAGGAGTGCCGTATTGAACGTTCCGAACTCGGTCCTTCGATTCTGTGAATCCCGCTGGACATCGTCGCGTTGCGGCAAAGCGTCGGTCTGTTGCCGGATGAAGTCTGAGACGGCCTGCGTCACCCGGGTTCCTCCATCGGGGAAGAGCCAATAGGTCATCGGCACGGGCGAGTGGGGATAGGTTTCCGAAGGATCTTGAGGGGTATTGACGCCGTTGGAGGCTGCCAGCTCCGGATCGTAGGAGCCGCGCCCGAAGCCCGCCCGAAGAACTCTGCCAATCTGGGAAGGCAGACCCATGGGCTGCGGGGCAGGCGGCTTATCCGGAATGGCCGGGTCAGGCTTGGAAGAAGGCGTCTCCGGCGCGTTAATACTCCCCGGCCTGCCTGTTTCTGTCTCCGCCCCCTCGACGACCGTCTTGCCAGTATTGTCGACCGTGGCCCCCGGCGATGAAGGCAGCGTGGGATCGGTATTGACATTGGTTGGCTTGCCCGGCCCCTCCGGGATCTCGAAAGGTGGTTTGGCACGCGTGTTCGGGACCGGCTCCGTTATGCGAGCGCCACCATTATCCTGACCCGTGCCGAGGTCTGGCGGTACGTCGGTGGTGACGGCTCTGTTGCCGAGTTGGGCATAGAGCGTTGGGCCGGGCTGACGGATATCCTGGCTGGCGACGGTGTGGGCGTGAACGGGGTCGCCGCCATTGCTGGTGACATTGTTCTGGAACAGCCGGTCGTAGAGCGTGGCAGTGAGGGGATCGAGGCCGCTTGGGCCGGCTGCCTGCAACCGGGCGAGTTCGCCGGTCATGGCGGGGCCGAGATTGATGGCGGTGTCGGTGCGAACAGGCCGCCAGGCGGGACGGTCGGCATCCGCTCCGCCGCGCAAGGCGAGAGGGCTCACCGGCGCGGCAGATACGGCCGAGCCGGTCGTCGGGCCGTGCCTTGCCCCCGTCACCTGCTGCGCGGCAGGGGCGCCGAGGGCAGCGGCGAGCAGGCGGCCGGCGCTGTCGTTCTCTCCCCGGCCATAGGCGGCGAGCGCCGGCGCCAGAAGGCGCGGCAGGCCGGCGCGCGCGAGCTGCTCGAACAAGATGGCCTGCTGGGCGGGATCGCCGGGTGCGGTGACGAGGGCGCGGATGGGTGCGATGCGCTCGGAGAGCGGCTTGGCGCCGTCGCCGAAGCTGGCAAGCGCCCGGCTTACCATTGTCTTGGGCAGGACCGTGCGGCCTTCCACCGGCATGCCCAGCCTGTCCATGGCGGCATTGGTGGCTGCAAGCGCCGCCCTCAACCGCTCGGGCGAAGTGCCCGCCTCGGTCCACAGCCGGTCGATCTGAGGATGCAGGCTGCGGACATAGCCATTCGGATCCTTGCGACGGAACGCCTGGTCGAGGGCGATGGCCTTGATGCCCCGCTCATGGAGCTGGCGCTGCGTTTCGAAGGCGGGGCCTTCGCCTTTCGGCGCGCGGGCGGCGAGCCAGGCGGTCTGCTCGGGCGGCGTCATCGCCCGGATGGCGGTGATATCGGCGCCGAGGCTCACCGTGCGCTGGAAGTCGCTATAGTGGCGCGTGCCGTCCTGCGGGCCATAGCTGGCGGTGAACTCGGCCTGGGTCGGCAGCCGGCCGTCATAGCGGCCGATGGTGGTCAGGGCCTGCGTGGCGTCCTGGATGCGCGGTTCCAGGTCGCCTTGGGTCACGGCCTGGCCTTGGCTGCGCTGGCCCCGGGCGTAGGCGACGAGTTCGTCGCGCTGATCCGGCGCCAGGGAGGTGACGACCGGATCGGGCGCCTTCTCCTCGACTTCGCCCGGCTTGTAGTCGCCCGCCGCCAGGCGGCGCGCCTGGTTGCGCCTGTTGTCCCAGCCATGCGAGGCGGCGGCGCCGCCCTGCGATCCGGCCGGGCGCTCATAGTCGGTCACGAAGACGCCGGCGGCCTCGTCGGCCGTATTGGTGGTCCGCAGCCTGGCCTTCACGCCTGCATAGTCCGTGTTCAGTTCGTGATCGACGAAAGCGAGCTGCACGGAAAGATCGCGCCAATCCTTGCCCCTGTCGGCCGCGAAGGCCTTGAGGCTCTTGGCGCGGGTGCCGTTCCACTGGGCGATGCCGACACTGTCGGAGCCGTCCGAACCGTCGCCTTGGTTGCGGCTCGAGGGGGCCAGGCCGGCGCTCTCATGCACGAGATTGCCGACGATGCCGGCCGCCTGCTCCCGGCTGTAGCCGCGCCCGATGAAATAGGACATCGCGGCGGATTCACGGTCTGCCTGGGCCGGGCCGATCACGCCCTTGGGAATCGTGGTCCTGGCGCCCCAGACGAGCTCGTGCATCCTGTCCGGATCGCTGCCGGCCATGCCCTTCGCCCATTCGATCGAGGAACCGGCGGCGATGTCCCGCTTCAGCCGCGCCCTGTCGGCGGTGGGGATCGAGGTGGCGCCGTCGATCTTGGCATTGAGTGCGGCGAGCGCCTGATCGCGCCGGGACGGGTTGCTTCGAATGGCGGCGAGAGAAGTCTGATAGGCAGCGGTGATCGCATTGGTTTCGAACGTGCCGCGCCTCCCATATTCGAATTGGCTGGCCTGGTTCAGCAGGCCGTCATTGAAGATCTGGAGGTCGGTGGCGACACGCTCGCGATTGCCGGCCGAGATGCTGCCGAGAAAGGCGGCGTCAGCCTTGGCGACGGTCTTGGCGAAGCCGGCGGTAAAACCGGTCGCTTCTGCCGGCATCGTCTTGGCGGCCTCGGCAAGCGCGGCCTGCCGCTGCTGCTTGTAGAGGCCGAGCTTGTCGTCGTCGTCGAAGGCGGCTTCCTGCCGGGCGCGCTTTTGATAATGCGCGAGGCCGATAGCCGCCTCGCTCAGGCCGCTGCCGAGCGCCTGCAGGCCCTGGCCGATCGCCTCGGCGCCGGTGCGCACCTGCGGCGTGGCGCCGGGGTTGAGGCCGATCTCGGCGCGATAGTCGGGAAAACGGGGCATGGGGGATCCATCGGGCAAAAGAAAAGCCCCGCCTGGAAGGGCGGGGCTGGGGGAGGAGCAATTGGGTGAAAGAAAAGCGCCGTCATCCCGTGCGCGATGCAGCATGAAATGCTGCGTCGCTGACACGGGACCGTTTCAAGAATGAAACACGATTGGTTCGCGGTCCCGGATCAGCACCGCATCACTGCGTGCTGCAGTGCGTCCGGGATGACCTCCTAATCTTCGCCGAGCCGCCTTACTCCGGCGCGCCGGCCATGCCGTTGCCGAGGATGGCGGCAGCCTGGCCGACCGCCGGCATCAGGTTCTTGGCCGCCTCGCCGCCGGTCTTGGCCATTTCGAGGGCGGCCTGGGCCTGCTGCATCTGCTGCTTGGCTTGCCGCGCCGCATCGCGCTCCTCGGTGGTCTTGAGGATCCTGTGGGGGGCGCCCTCGATCTCGGTGACCGTCCGTGCGATGGCGTCGAGGTCGAAATTGTCGACCACGCTGGGGTCGACCTGCGCCAGCGGCAGCACGGTCGAAAGCGTGCGCTGGATGCCGATGCCCTCCTGGCTGCGGCGCAGGCGATCGAGCGGCGAGGTGAAGCGCGCGCCGAACTCCCGGCCCTTGAGGCTGTCGGGCGGCTCCAGCGGCGAGCCGGCCTGCATCGCGCCCTTGCGTTCCATGATGCCGGCCAGGCGGTCGACGTCGCGCCCCATGGCGATCTGGATGCGCCCGCCGGCGGGGCCCAGCAATTCGCCCTTTTCATTGGCCCGGATCATCGCCTCCGTCGCCGTCATGTTCGGGTTCTGGATCAGGATCTGGAACAGCGAGACATAGAGGCTGTCATTGATGGTCTGGCGCTCGGCCGCCAGGATCTCGTTGACGAAATCGGGCCGGGCGCCGGGCTGCAGCGGCACGATCAGCTGCCGGCCGTCCTGGCTGACGGCGCGGTAGTTGATCTTGCCCGGATTGAGGTTGGGCCGGTTCATCACCCCGTCATGGGCGACGCCCCAGGGCGGGTCCATATAGCCTTGCAGCCCGCGCAGCGAGAGCTTGCGGATGGCGTTGAGGCCCTTGATGTCGGCCATGGCCAGCATCACCGGCGACTGGGCATAGGGGCCGTCGACATCCACCGGCGCCCAGTAATAGACGATGAAGGGAAACTCGTAGAAACCGCTCTCGCCGATCAGCTTCATGTGGTCGCGGTCGACATAGAAGGAAGCGAAGGGCGCCTTGCGATTGGTGCCGCCGCCGGAGCCGGTGCCCACGCCGGTTTCCCGGCGCGGCTGCACGGCGTGGATGACGGTGAAGGCGCGATCCTTCTCCGCCTGGTTCTCGGCCGCCCTGACGACCTGGTCGGCAAGCTTGTCCGGCCCGAATTGCTGCACCATCTGGCGGGCCGTCATGGTGAACTTGCGGTAGAGCGTGTCGGGCTCGCCCTGGGCGTCGACGGCGAGATAGCACTGGCTGAGCGGCAAATGGCGGTAGAGCACCGGCGCGGCGGCGCTGCCCGCGCCGAGATTCTCCTCGGCGAAGGAAATGCCGGTGCCGAGCGCGATGGCCGAGCGCAGCGCCTTCTGGTGGGCGCCGATGAAGCCCGAGCGCGGATTGTAGCGCACGGCGAACATATAGTCGCGATAGCGCTCGAAATACTCCTTCTCCTCGTCGCTCTCCTCGGGCGCGAGCGGATCGGTGGCCGCCAGCCCGTGCCATTTCTCGGACTGGGGCGTCACCAGACTTTCCATGCCCGAGGCCAGCCGGTCGACGGCGCGCATGGCGGTGTCGTCGAAGCGCTGGCGCCCGCGCTCCACCGCAACCGGTGCCTGGGCAAAATTGTCATAAGCGCTGGGATTGAGGGAGGAGGAGCCGGGCAGGAAGCGATAGGTGTCGGGCAGGCAATAGGTGGCGATCTCCTGCCAGACCGCCTCCCATTGCGTGCGCTGGTTGGCGAGCGCATCCAGGCGCCGCACGAGGTCGTTCTCGATGCTCATGGTGTGGTGCTCACTTGCTCTATTGCGTGCGGCCGAGCTGCTGGACATTGACGTTCTGGCCGTAATTGGGATCGCCGAGCCCGCCGGTGAGCTGGGTCTGGGCGGCGCCGTTCTGGTTGCGCACGCGGCGCAGGGCCGTCTGCACCGCGGCCTGGTTGGCGTCGTCCTGGCGGTTCGGCACCGGCGGCGGCGGAGGCAGAGGCGGGGGCTTGGGCGCGCTGAAGCACATGGTCTGGCCTTTCGTTGGGGGCGAATGCACGGGCGTCTCGCCCGTTCTTGGAGGTGATGACTTTGCAAGGTAGGAAGAGCGGACGTCTCGTCCGCGGTCCCAGCCTTGGCGTTTTCTGAGCAAACTTTCCCGGCATCGCGGATGAAGCGATGCGGCTGGGACCGCGGACGTCACAACGACATGTCTGCATGTCGTGGCTCCGCCTCTTGGAAACATCCCGCCTGCCGGGAAGGCAGAATGCGTGGCGCGGTTTTCCGGGTGCACGGGCAAGATGCCCGCGCACCCGGATTCTTCAGGAACGACTTCCCGTTGCCGCGTAAGTCACGAAATCGAGGCCGCCGCGACCGTAGTCGAGGGCAATTCCTTCCCGCCGAAAGCCCAGGCCTTCCAGCCAGCGATGCGAGAGATCATGGTCGATGGCAGTGCGCACCTCGATGCGGCGGAAGCCCTCCGCGATCAGCAGCGGCCGCACGCTGCTTCTGGCGAAGCGGGTGACGGCGGGAATGGCCCGGCGCATCCGGCGCGTGCCATAGGCCCAGCCCGAGCCGAGGCCGGGAAACAGGCGCGTGACGCCGAAGGCGGCAACGGGATCGCCTTCGATCCAGGCCGTCCAGGCGAGATCGATGGAGGAATGGAACAGCATGGTGCCGATGGCCGTGTCGCTTTCCTCGATCACGGCGCGGATCTCCTGCCTGTCCTGGTCACGCATGGTGGCGGCGATAAAGGTCATGTCCCGCAGCGTGGCGGGGCGAATGGCGACGGGCATGCTATCGGAAGCCTTGCTTGGGACCTCCGCGCTCACGGGGAGGACGAATGCTGCGACCGGGCCTGGGCACGGGAGCCCAAGCACCCCAAACGCAAAGCGCCCAGCCTTGTGAGCCGAGCGCAATTTCTTATAATCACACTATGCCAAGAATGGCGCCGCCCGTCAATCTCGTAGTCGGCAAAGCTTTGGGGATTTTGCTTCCATTTTCGTGTTCGGGGCTGGCGAGGTGTTCGGAACAGCGGGATCGGTCGTGTCGTTGGCGGAGCGGGGACCGGGTGTTTCGTGTTGGCGCCATGGCCCCCCCCCCGAGCGTGAACTGGTAGTGGCCACCTGCAATGATCCCCACAATCGGGTGTTCTCGGGAATCTTCACATTGACGAATGTTCTTGATATGTTCGGAGCGGTTTGATCTACTGATCGCTGCCGCATTGCAAAGCCAGGGGGTAAACATGCGATCACGGCTGCCAATGGCGCGTATATCTCTATTTCTGGCTATGGCCAGACGTTCATCTGGTGGGTATAGGGCTGGCTAAGGCTCGGCCGTGAATTCTAAATCCGGCTTGGGTGCGGTGAATGCCATTGTCAAGACGCGTTTCACTGGTCAGGATGTTGAGAATTCGTGCGAATTTGAGCGGTATATATCAAGTGTAATATTTGAACTGCATGTTCCGCGCATAGCGTTTCCGTTAGATTGTCCCTTTGAGATAGCGAGGAGTCATGAATATGAGATTGTTTCTTGTTTTTACTTCAATTTGCATATTCATGACGGCAGGGGCTATGGCGTCCGATGATTTGCAGAATAAAAAAGATATTCTGGCGGCGGTCTGCGGTGCCGGCGAGATTGAGAAAGAGAGTTGCCGTTCAAGTTCGATAATCGAACAATACCGTACATGCGACATGTCCGTGTGGGATATTTATAGTAGAAAATTCGGAAAAAATTTATATTATATTTCTAATGTCAGTTCAAAAGAGTGTACTGTGCCTGGTGGAAAGGAAGTTAGTGGTGTAATTTTTTTATCAAGTAGTTCGAATGGTAATTTGAAATTTGCCGGTTACGCTGATGGGGTGGACTATGACCCCAAGGATTGTGCAACCATTCGACCAGGTAGAAGTGATGCTCAAATATATTGTTTAATCATGGAGACTAAGTTTGGAATTTCGAATCAGTATTTATATGAGATTTCGATAAAGGATCCATCGAATTCTGGTGCGATAGATTTCAAGAATGAAAAAGGAACTGTTGCAATGGATTTGAGTGGGTTCTTTGATGGCGGGAATCAGGATGCAGTCCGTTGCGACGATAAAACGACAGGAGATCGGATATATTTTCGATTTGATAATCTGAGAATGGGAAATATACCCGACCTTTTGGAGCTGGATGCCGAATATGTTACTTCGCTTGATGCTCGCACTTTATGTGCAGGAGACTCTCCTCATCCCTTGAGTTTTGGAGAGCCAGACACCGGGTATGCGCTGATTCCACCAGAGAAATTGCATAAAGATACATTGGTATATGACAGCAGGAGCGGTGTTGTAGCGCTCCAGCATGCGCCATAGCCGATCTATAATGTCTCATTTTGGCCATATGTAGTCTCTCGGAGCATATATGTTGGGTAGATAAAACCTTTCTTCCGGAAACTTCGAGGTATACCTTTTGGAAAATTCGGCTGCTGTCATATCCCGCCAGTTGGAATTTTTCTGCATGAAATCCTTGGGTAGATTACTTTCAAGCGCTTTGAGACCGATTACCTCAGCCGCTTTTTTGTTCGGATTGTTGAGCAAGCGAGCGGCCCTTGGGCCCCCTTGTTGATGGGCGAGATAGATTTCGCCGATAGTAGGAGCTCTATTTATTTGTTTTTCAAGCAATTTGAAGTTAGAAATGGCTAAGCGCGTCGCTCCTTCCGTTGCTTGCACTGGATCAAAACGATCGATTAGTCCCACTCTGTGTGCGCTATCCTTATCGAATTGGAAAAGACCCAAATGAGCCGTCTCTCCACGTTCCTTGAGTGGATCAAAAGCATTTGGATAGGGGTTCTTGCTGAGAGCGGCTTCTTTTTTGGGATCCTTCCATGGGCTGCGATTAACTGCATCCGAATTTAGCCGCCCAGAACCAACACCAGCCTCTATTTTTGCCATTTCAAGAAGGAAAGTTGGATTAATCCCATACTTCGCGGCAACGTCATTAAAAAGAGGGATATAGCTTTTTAATGCACGAACACTTTGGAGTTTGGATATGTTTTCGTTATATATCGGCTGATAAATTTCTTTATCGATGAATTTACTTGGCTGAACGTCCAATTTCGTGGAAGGTCCAACGGCGGCTAAGTTGGGGATTCCTAGTTCTCCGTTGTCGTAGGTCATATTTGAGAATGAGGCGTTCTTATCAAATATAGTTTGCGTCGTGATATTATTATTTGGAATTATTACATAGGGTGTTTGCCGGTAGTTGGGATTAGGAGTGTTTAAGTTCTGGGATGTTCGCGGATCGGAAACGGCAGTGTTGGAGGCCGTATTAGCTTGCTTTCCTGTGCCGGTTTTCGGGGTGGTGCTTGAACCCGCTTGCTGGGGCACTCCAGTATTGGATGAGGCCGAGTTCTTTTTATCTCCTGCTGGATTTTGTTGCGCGGTCACCGCTGCTTTAGGCAAAAGCCCCAGTTTCTCGGCTGAACGCCGCAATGCTTCGACGGATGCGGCGTCAGTCCGCAAATACCCCTCGGCTGCGTCGACTAGCCGTTGCATTCTTTGCATCTCTTCTTCCGTCGCTGGCCGACCAGGTGAATATTGATCGTTCACTTCAGATTTATGCCGTTGTATCGCCTCCTCGGCTTGCTGAAGGACAGAATTGAGGGAGCGGCTGACACCTCCGTCAGAGGCAGGGTTTGTTGGGGCATCTGTGGCGAGTATTTCTCCGTTCGTTCCGATTGTCTGTGCTTGTGTATATTGCTCGCCAGTTCGCCACATAAGCATCCCCGGCATCCAACCATCCCCCTGAAGGCTGGCAAGGTCCCGATCGGTCTGAGCAACGGCGGCGGGGCGGTCGCCGCCATTATTGCGCATGGCGTCCTCGATCAGGCGGGTCCGAACGGTTTCGGCCCGGCTGGTGCGCTCGTCGCCGGTAAGGCTGGAGCCGAGGGACTGGGCGGCCGCGGGGCCAAGATCGATGGCGGGGCCGGAGAGGGAGCGCATCGGGGCCGGGCCGGCGGGGGTGTTGGCCGCGGCGGCCGGGCTGGCGAAGGGGGCATCCGCCGCGCCGCCCGTCGCCTTGCCGTCGGCGTTGCCGAGCGCGGCCGTGGCGAAGCGTTCTGCCAGGGATGCGTCGCCCTTGGCATAGGCGATGGCGGCGTATTCCAGCATCGGCGGTAGGCCCGCCGATACCATCTGGCCGAAGATCGCCCGCTGCGCCCCGGGATCGGCGCCGGCGACGAGCGCGGCACGCAAGGGCGCCAGCCGCTGCGCCATCGGCTTGCTGCGATCGCCGAAGGCGGCGAGCGCCTGGTCGACCATCGCCTTGGGTATGAGGCGGCGCTCTTCCACCGGCATGCCCAGCCTGTCCATGGCGGCATTGGTGGCCGACAGGGCCGCCTTCAACCGCTCGGGCGAATTGCCTGCCTCTTGCCACAGCCGGTCGATCCGGGGATTGAGCGCCCGCACATAGGCATTGGGGTCCTTCGACCGGAAGGCGAGATTGAGGGCGATGGCCTGCCGGGCCCTGGCATGGCGATCCCGTGCGCCATCCAGATCGGGGCCATCGCCTTGTGGGGTGAAGCGGGCGAGCCAGGCACTCTGCTCGGCCGGCGTCATCGCCTTGATGGCATCGATATCGGCGCCGAGGCTGACGACGCGCTGGAAGTCGGCATAGTGTCGCGCGCCCGCCTGCGGGCCATAGGCCTTGGTGAAATCGGCGATGCCGGGCAGTGGGCCGTCAAAGCGGCCGATGGTGGTCAGGTCCTGCGTCGCATCCCGTACGCCGGATTCGAGGGCGCCGCGCGACAGGGATTCGCCCTCGCGTCCGCGGGCGGAAGCCTGGTTGAGCAGCCGGTCCTGTTCCCGTGGCGGGATGTCGGCAAAGGCGGGATCGGCCGGGGCGTCGGCATAGCCGGGGCCGGCGGAATAGACGGGCTGGCCGGCATCGGCCCCGAACATCGCGGTCTGGCGCCGATAGACCTCGGCGAGCGAGCGGGCGCCGCCGCTGTTGTGGTCGTAGAAGACGCCCGTGTTGCTGGCGGCCGCCGCCGGGAACAGCTCGGCGGCCGATTGCTCCGGGTTTTCCTGCAAGGCCTGCAGGAACTTCACCGCGCCGGGAGCGCCGAGGAAATGCGCCATATAGGTGTTGGCGCCGGTGATCGGCAGCCCGGCCTTGGCGAGGGCGGCCTGGTTGTCGGCCGTCAGCGCCCGCATCGCCCTGTCCTGCTGGCGGGGATCGCTGCGGCCATCGGCGGAGAGCTCGAGGCCGGGATGTTTTGGGCCAGCGCTGCCCAGGTTCCGGCGGTGAACTGATAGCGGCCCACGGCGATGGTCTGCCCGTTCGGGCCCCGGCTCGCCGCCTGGTCGTTGCCGCCGCTTTCGTGCTGGCGCACCAGGCCGAAATAATCGAGGGCGCCGGGCGAAGCGGCGACCGGGGTCTCGCCGAAGGCGGGAAGCGGCAGGGTGCCCGCCGGTTCGCCATAGAGCCTCCGTAGTGTCGGCCTGGCCCAGGCCGGGGCCTTGGCGAGCGTGGTCTCGATGTCGGGCGTGCCGTCCGGCTTCTTCAGGCCGCGATAGGCATCGGCTGCATCGAGCCCCCATACGGTGGGCGCCTGGCGGGTGTCGACATGCAGGGACCTGCCGCCGGCATAAAGCCCGATGCCGCGGGCGCCGCTGGCGACGGCGGCCGCCAGGATGGCAGCCTTCTCAGCGTCCGACTTGCCGGCAATGTCGATGTCGAGCGCATTGCCGGCAAGATGCTGCGACCCCCTGGCACCGCCCGCGGCGGCATTGGCGGCCTGGTCGCGCCGGCCCGACTTGACCTTGAGCTCGGGGACGACGCCGGCCGCCACCATGCCGTCGAGCAGGGCTTTCGTGGCGGGGCTGAGTCCGTCGATATCCGTCCCGGCGCCGCTGACCAGCCGGGTCTGGAATCGTCCCGTCGGCACCGGGCCGCGGCCGAAGGCGGCGGCGCCGGCCTCGGGGTCCTCCCCGAAGCGGACATTCCAGTCCGTGGCGGCGAAGCCCTGCCGGCCTGTTTGCTTGAGCGCGTTCTTTTGCGCGAGGGGCAGGCCGGACCGGTCGATCTGCTCGAAATAGCGGCGCTGTTCATCGGCGCGCGCGGCAGGATTGCGGGTGATGGCCTGCTCGGCCTCGGCACGCGAGCTCTCGATTTCCTGGGCTTCGTAGCCGGCGCGGTATTGCTGCTCGTAGACGGCCGCCTTCTCGGCGTCGAGCTCACGCTGGCCGGAGAGCCGGGCGGCGAAGGCGGCGCGATTGCCCGGCGAAGTCTTCGCGATCAGCGCGCTGTCGCCTTTCTGGGTGGCTTGCAGATAGCGAGCGGCAAAGCCGCTGCCGCCCGGAGGCATGTTCCGGGTCGCCGCCTCGAATTCGGCCTGGCGTTCCCGGTTGCGCTGGTTGAAGCGGGCTTCGTCGTCGAAGGCGTTCTCGCGCGCGGCCTTGGCCTGGTAGGCTGCAAGACCCTCGCCGGCGGCGGTGAGGCCGCTGCCGAGCGCCTGCAGGCCCTGGCCGATCGCCTCGGCGCCTGTGCGCACCTGCGGCGTGGAGCCTGGGTTGAGGCCGATCTCGGCGCGATAGTCGGGAAAACGGGGCATGGCGGGATCCATCGGGGCAAAAGAAAAGCCCCGCCTGGAAGGGCGGGGCTGGGGACTATTCTGGGATCGCAGGCTTCCAGCCTGCTCTTGCTTATCCGCGGGCGCGGCGCTTCCAAGGGCAGGCTGGAAGCCTGCGATCCCAGGAAGAACTCCCGCTCAATAACTCAGCGGGTCGTAGGGCTGCGGTTCCGGGCGCATCAGGTCCAGGGCGGCCGGGTTCAGCGTGGCGTGGCGCAGCATCATGATGAGATAGCGGGTGGCGCTCATCAGGTCGTCGCGCTCCTTCACCACCTTGCCGTCCTTGCGGTGATAGAGGCGGAACTCCTCCCACCAGTCGTGGAGGTGGCGCGAGACCTTCAGGCGGCCGGTGCGCATGCGGTCGAGCAGCAGCATCAGCCCGGCCTCGACGCCGTTGGAGCCGTCCTCGAAGCGGGCGTGCTCGGGCAGCATGGCGAGGCCCTGGCGGCGATATTGCTCGGCGAGCTGCTCGCCCGAGCCCTTGTCGTGCTGCAACCCGTCATGCGGCCAGGCCCAGGGCAGCCAGTCGCCCCAGGCCCTGAGCGCGCCGGCATGCAGGAGCGGCGTCTGCTCGCGCGCCCGGAAGGCCCGGGTGAGATAGACCACGTCGGCGTCGCGGTCGTGATAGCCCATCACCGCGGCGAAGGGGTGGTCCCAACCGAAATCCATGGCGCCGAGCGCCGGCCAGAACGGCTCGGGCCGGATCTGGTCGACGGCGATCATCGCCTCCTCCACCGGGAAGATGCGGCCCGAGCCCAGGATCGGAATGCCCTTGGCCCGGGCCTCGCGCTCATGGGCGGGATAGGCGGCGACGATGCGAGCCCGCATTTCGGGGGAATAATGGCCGGCATCGTCGATCGTCATGGTGGTGACGCTGCGGTCCCGGCTCGCCTCGGAGAGGAAGCGTCGCACCACGTCGGACATGCCGAGCAGCGGCGTGAAGGTCATCCAGGCGATGCCGTCGGTGGCGTTGGTGCGGGTGAGGCCCTCGGTATAGATGTCCTCGGGCGGCTCCTCGTCGAACCACAGCCAGTCGAGCGTCTCGCCCTGCCATTTCTCGCGGCCCTGCTCGTAGGATTTGAGCCCGATGGTGGAGGTGCCGCCGCTGACATGGCGGACACGGATGGAATCGATCAGCCCGGGCGTCGAGCGGGCCGAGACGAGGCCCACGATGTCGGCGCCGGGGATGGTGCCCGTGCCCACGGCCTCGGCGCGCCCCACCAGCATGCGCTGCACGGTATCGCGCGTGGCGAGGCCGGTGACGCCGGCGGCCCAGGCAATGGTCGGCTTGTCGAAGCGCCGCCCCTGCCACCAGGGCGGATATTTTCCGGTGGCATGCATCGCCGCCTCGGCGCCGCCCGAATAGGTCTTGCCGAGCTGGTTGCCCGCCATGAACAGGCGTTCGCGATGGCTGGCGCCGGCCTGGTGAAAGTCGGCCTGGCGCGGATAGGGCCGGTAGCGCGGCAGCCAGTCCGCGTCGAAGCGGCGCTTCTTCTCAGCGAGCAGCCTGAGCAGTTCCGATTTCAAGGCCTTCGCCCTGGCATTGGCGGAGGATTTCGCCAATGCGCCTGTCGAGTTCTTCATCGCTCAATCCGCGCTCGTCGAGGGGGGAGGCGACGTCCTTGGGCAGCAGGGCGTCGCATAGCTTGATGTAGGCGGTGGGGTTGTCGAGGCGCACGCGCTCGATCGCCCCGGCGCCGTGGGCGAGGAAATCGGCATGGAGGGCGGCGAGAAAGGCTTCGCCCAGGCCTGGTCTGGCCGGTTTCGGCGCCGTGCCCGGCTTTCGCCGGGCGCCGCGCGGCCTTCCGGGCGGCCCGCCATCAGCGCCCGTCATCGCCGCGATCCCGGGCCGGTTCGGCCGTCTTCGCGATGAGCTGCCAATGCTCATAGCTCACACGCTGGGGTTCCGCCCCGAACAGGGCGGCGGGCACCCCGGCGAGGAGATCGGCGAGGGCGGGATCCTTGGCCCGCTCGCGTTCCAGCCAGGCCTTGGCGAGTGCGAGTTCATGGTTCTCGGGCATCGGTATGCCTCCAATGGAAAAGCCCGCCGCGGCGGAGCCGGGCGGGCGAGTGGGATGGGACGTTCGCTCTGTGAGTCTGCTGCGCTTGGCGTCCCTGCTAAGGCTGGGATTACGAACAGATCTTACTCAATGTCGCTTTCGTCCCCTGTCTGCGGGGGCTTGAGTGCTTTGCCGGATCTTATCTCGGCCTGTCCAATCCATGGCGCAGAGGGCGACCTATATCCGGCGATTAAGAAAGCGCGTTTCCTGCCACAGCTGTCATTTCGATTTGAGTGGCCATGTCAGCAACTGCGAGGTCACGCTTTGTGTCTCCAAGAATTCCTTGAACATCACATAGATCGGTTGAAAATCTTGGATGATACAGCGCTCATACCAGTCGTCCTCCTCAGGGAGGTCGATCACGCCGATCGGCTTGGTCTCGTCGTAGATGAAGCGGGATACATTCTTTCCGTCAACGACGTCATCGAACTCGATCTGAAAATTTCCTCTGTAACCGTTGACGTTCAAGGTCTTTTCCGGCGTTCTGCCGTCATTGTCGCTTGCGCGTAGTGTAACGGTACCAGTCGCTTGCTCCTCAAGCATTTTCAGTTTTTCCAGCACCTGGTTCCAGGAAGGGTTTCGAATTGAACGATGCCCATATTGATCATCCTCCAAGCTCCAGGTAAGACTCATATATTTTAGATACCTATCCACCATGTTTACTCTCCATTCAGTTCAGTGAATGCGGTGTCCCCACTCTTCCAGTAAAATGTCTTGCCGGTAGCTTGTTCGTAGATCATCCATTCTTTCAATTTCGCTTTTTCTGCAGCATGCGGCAGGTGCCTGCGACATAATATACACATTACGTCTCCGAATACGGCCGTTCTTAAGCTTCGACCTTCTGCTTGCCCCTGAGCATGAAGGTCTTCCAGACCATCACCGTAATTCTCGAATTGCCGCGGCGGCCAGTTGCGCGCTTTCATCGGACTACGCGGAAATTTACATTATGCTATGTTCACGCCGTCTCTTTAGGGCTTGAGCGTGCCGCCAGCTGTGCTCGCAATAGCAACGGCAATGACCAAACATCAGCATCGTAAACACGCCGCGTTTCAATAGGGTGCGATACGCGGTGAGCTTATCTTTTCAGTTTCAAAGAATTGTTTAAATACATCGTATACTAAATCATAATCAGTAAAAATTATGCGAGAATCCCAATCAGAACCTTGCATCTCGTATTTACTATACGGAGAGGCTGGATCAAATGAGGCACGTCGAAAATGTTTTCCGTCTCTTTTGTCATTAAAAACGATAAAATAATGATCGTTCTGAGCGTGTACGCTTAAGGATTTGTCATCGTCTTCGTTGCCGTTGTCAAATTCAAGTGCTACAGATCCATCTTCATGTTGAAGCTCCTGTAATTTTCTTATTATGAAATCCCAATCGCAATTGGACTTGCCACCGCCACCTTCAGGGCGTGGAATGTCGCGAATGAACCAACTTATGTGAAAGTTATTTTTTTTCATGGGTTAACATCTCCGATGCGTTTGATACTACCCATCCCATAATGCCAATATTTAGTGTTGCCTGTCGCGGTTTCATAGATAACCAACCCTTCCAGTTCTGCCGCCGTAGCTGCACGAGCGATATCGACCATACACCAGCCACAAACATCGCGGCCATTGACGACCATATGAAGGAACCGCCCTTTGGTTTGACCAACATCAGCGAACTTCTGAATGAGGGCGACTTCACCGTGGGCGTCCGCCATCTTCTCATTAGGTGACGTTTCGTTGCCGGCGTCTTGTATCCGCTGGGTATCAGTTCGGATTGCATTGGCCGCGAGGGTGTCCTGATTGGGGTCATTATAATCGAATCGAGATTTCTGATTCATACTGAATTTAACAGTATTTCCGACAATGCCGGCTGTAGTAACCTCTGGGTGCGTTGGTTGTTTTCCAGTTGCGATCTGCTGCCGGCGTGTTTCGACAGTCCAATCGGCATAGCCTTGGATAATTGCGCCTCGGAGAAGACGATACCAGGGTGTTTTGTCCGTGACTGGCTTGGGGACCCGCCCTTTTTCTGGCCGATCGGTGGCGGTCGGCACTGTTCCACCCTGGGTTTCTCTCGCGATCAACTCCTTCAAGTCAGTCCTGGCAGCCTCAAGCGCGGCGGAGGCGTTAAGTCCAGCATTTCGATGGGCAGTATAGTCCGCCATATCGATGTGGTCGTCGGGATTAAGAGGGGGCGGAGGGTAGCTTTGGCCTTTTCGCTCCTTGTTAGCCATGGTCGGAGTGGGCGATCCGTCAGGATTCCTATCACGCGCCGTTGAACGATAGGTATCCTTGGCAACCTTCAGCGCTGCCCTGGGACTTCCCGTAAGCATGTACATGCTGTCGTATTTGGCTTCATCATAGGGATCGTCCGGATCTTGAGGAGGACGAGATGGCGGAGGCGGTGCAGGCGGAAGCGAAGAATCGCCCTTGGTGGTGTTGGCTCCGCTTCCCCTGCTGCGATAGCTGATTATCGCCGCATTCAGCGCCTGTTGCCTGGTCATTCCCGCCTTACGGGCGGCATAGTACTCGCCGGGATCGAAAGGCTGATCGGGACTCGACGGTGGAAGGGGTTCGACGAGAGGTTCAGGGCCGTTTTCGCCTTCTTCGCCGGCAGTGGGTGAGTTCAGGTTCGGAGGCTGCGCGGGGGTGGGGAATATCCCGAAGGCGCCGAGAGGGGAGGCTCGCGGTTGCTCCGGCGGGAGCATTCCAATCCCGGCGAGAGCCGGATCTCCCTCGGGGAGGAACCAACGCGTTTCCCAGCCGGTCTGACGTCCTTCCTGTCCTTCCGGAGCCGGCCTGGCCTCGCCCGCTTGTTGGACCACCCGCATGGTGCGGGCAATCGCGTAGGCATAGGCCGGATTGCCGCTGGATGTGTACAGGCTGTCGTAGACTTGCTGGTCATAGCGGGCTGCGGCGGTCTGGGGAGGGCGAGGTATCGGGCCTGGCTGCCCGCCATCGAGGGATGGCCACACATCCGGTTCGCCGGATGTCGGCGTCCGGCGCGCCATGACGATCCGCGCTGGCTCACCTGGTTTGGCGCCCGGCGAGAGGATGAAGTCGAAGCCGCCGGTGGAGACCAGCTCATAGTCCAGGGGATGGCTAGCGGTCCGGCGCAGCGCATCGCTTGCCGCGATGTTGAACAGTTGGAGCCGGTTCGCCTGGATTTCATTGCGTTGGTCGACTGTCCTGTCGGCCCACTTATCCGCTCCGGCAAGCAGGATCTGCGTTGCCTCGGGCGGGACTCTCAAACCGCCAAAGGCCGGTAGCACGTAGGTTTTGGGAATAATCGTGTCAGGATAGGGCTCGGAAACATCCCTGGCCTCGTTCATCGCCAGGAGGAGCGCTCCGGCGATGGCTGCGCTGCCGCCGGCAGCCATCTTTGCAAAAGCGCCGGCCTGCATGCGGAATGCGGAGGCTGCTGCCCCCCGTGGTGAGCGCTCGATGACTGGATGCGATGTAGGCTTGGGTTCTAGCGTTTCCGGTGTGCTGAAAATGCCCGGCCTGGTGGGTGCCTCGGGAGCGCCAACAATCGCCTTGCCGGCATTGTCGACCGTTGCGCCAGGGGGGGCAGGTATTGCTTTGCCGGTATTGATGTTGACCGGCTTGCCCGGCCCCTGGGGGGTCTCGAAGGGCGGTTTGGCGGGGGTGGTGGTAGCGGGCTTTGGCGTATACCCTCCGCCATTGTCGTTGGCCGAGCCACCGCCCGGAGAAGCATCGGTGAGGGTCTTTGGCAGGATCTGCGCATAGAGCGTGGGGCCAGGCAGGCGGATGTCCTGCCCTGCCAGGGCGTGGGCATTGGCGAGGTCGCCGCCGTTGAGCGCCAGATTGCGCCGGACCAGCCGGTCGTAGAGCATGGCGGTGAGGGGATTGATGTCGCCGGGGCCGGCCGCCTGCAGCCGGGTGACCTCGCCCGTCATCGCGGGGGCGAGGTCTATGGCGGTATCGGCGCGAGCAGGGTGCCAGGCGGGATTGGTGCCTCTGGTATCCGCGTGCCCACGCAAGGCGAGCGGGCTCGTCGGCGCCGCCGATGCGGCCAGGTCGGTCGGCCGGCCGGGCTTTGCGTCGGAGGCCGGCTGAGGGGCCTGGCCATCGAAAGCGGTGGCTGGATCGCCGAAGGCCGCGAGGAGCAGGCGGGCGGCGTTGTCGTCGTCGCCCCTGCCATAGGCGGCGAGCGCCGGCGCGGCGAGGCGGGGCAGGCCGAGTCGCATGGCCTGGGCGAACAGGCCGGCCTGCTGGGCGGGATCGGCGGATGCGGTGATCAGGGCGCGGAAGGGAGCGATGCGTTCGGAGAGCGGCCTGGCGGTATCGCCGAAGCGCATCAGCGCCTTGTCGATCATCGCCTTGGGCAGCACGGCGCGGCCCTGGGCCGGCAGGTCCAGCCCGTCCATGGCGGCGTTGGTGGCTGCTAGGGCCGCCCTCAGCCTGTCGGGCGAACTCTCCGCCTCGGTCCAGAGCTTGTCGATGGCGGGATAGACGGCCCTGACATAGGCGTTGGGGTTTTTGTTGCGCGCAGCCAGGTTGAGGGCGATGGCCTGCGCGGCTCGTGCATGGCGCTCCCGTCCCTCCACGAAATCGGCGCCGTTGCCAGTGAACTCGGACGCCTTGGGCCCGAGGCGGGCGAGCCAGGCGGTCTGCTCGGCCGGCGTCATCGCCTTGACGGTATCGACATCCGCACCCAGCTTGACGATGCGCTGGAACTCGGCGTGGCGGCGCGGGCCGTCCTCGCGGCCATAGGCGGCGGTGAAGCGGGCCTCGTCCGGCAAGGTGCCGTCATAGCGGCCGATGCTGGTCAGCGCCGTCTCGGCGTCCCGCAGCATGGGGTCGAGCGTGCCACGGGCGAAGGCCTGATCCTGGTCCCGCCGCAGGAAGGCGTCGCCGATCAGCCGGCCGTGCTCCGCCTTGGGGATTGCGGCAAAGGCCGGGTCGCCGGGCACACCGCCGGCGGCGTCGTCCTGGCCGAGGGCGGCGGCGCCACCCTCCGGATCATCGGCGAAGCGGGTGCGCCAGGCCGCGATGGCAAAGCCGCGCTCGGCATCCTGGCGGCGCTGGGCCTTCTGGACCGTCGTCTGCCCGGAGCTGTCGATCAGGCCGAAATAGGCCTGCCTGGCGGTTGCCAGCAGCGAGGGATCGCGGGACACGTCCCGTTCGTGGGCGGCAAAGGCGTTGTCGAGCTCCCCGGCCTCGTAGCGGGCACGGCCTTGCTGTTCCATCGCGGCCGCCTGGCCGAGCAGGGCGTCGCGGTCGGCGGCCAATCGTGCGGCAAAGGCGGGGTGATTGGCCGGCGAAATCGCCGCCAGCAGCGCGTTGTCGCCCTTTTGCGTGCTCTGCATGATGCCGGCCGCAAAGCCGCTAGCGCCGGGCGGCATGGCGCTCGCAGCCTCGTCGAGCTCGACCTGGCGTTGCCGGCTGCGCTGGTTGAAGCGCTCCTCGTCGTCGAAGGCATTCTGGCTGGTGACCCTGGCCTGGTAGGCGGCGGCCTCGGGAGGGACCTGGCTGGGGCCAGCGACGGGGAATTGCAGGCCCTGGCCACTCTCGGCGTCATAGTCTGGAAAACGGGGCATGGGAGTCCATCGGGCAAAAAAAATCCCCCGCCGGAGGCGGGGGGAATGTTCAAGGATGAGGGATGGGGGCTTGCAGCTGCGCCCCCGAAACCATTGCATGCGCCGGAAGCGGAATGGGTCTCGCGACAGGCTCGCATGTCGCCGTGATCGGCGTGCCGGGAGGGGGCCGTCAGCCTCCGGCGGGGCCGCGGGTCAGTGGGTCACAGTGTTGTGTTGCGGGATTGGGCGCGTCGGCTTCAGCGCAGCGGGATGTCGCGTGGTGTGCGCTCTGCCGTTGTGCGGAGACAAGCGAGACACCAATTTTTGTCATGCCCGGCAATGACACAGGCAGCCGCGAAGGCGTGCGCAGGGCACAAAAAAAGCGCCCGAACCTTTCGGTCGGGCGCTTTTTTTCAGAGTCTTAATTTGCCATATCGGCGGGATGGCGTCAACCTCATAGTCGGCAAAGAATATTCAATCCGCAGCGCAAATCGCCGAGATCGACGTGCTGGTCCTGCAGGATACAGGTCTTGAGAGCCCTGAGATAGCGCTTGCCGTCGGGGGCGTCGTTGAGAGCGGTGAACATGTCCTCGTAGCGTCGGCGCGCCTTGGCGATTGCTTCGGCATCGCCAGCCTCCTCGCCATGACCACCGCTGCCCAGCATCAGCATGTCGAGCGAGCGTGGGTTGGGCGAGGCAAAGCCCATGACCTTGGCGTAGCGGATGACGGCGACGCCGAAGCGGCAGCCCGCCTCATATTGCCGAGCATTGATTTCCTGCTGCAGGCTGAGGCGCCCGAACACCGAGCCGGCGAGCTGGCTGCGCGCGTCCCCGGGCCGGACGCCCATACGAATACGGTTCCTTGTGGCCGTGGCGGTGATTTCGGCGACGCTCTCGCGCTGGAGCCGGCCCGAAGGTTCGCGTTGGCGGATCTTCAAGAAGGGAGAGGGGCGCATCTCGGGCGGCCTCCTGGCTATGGAAGGAAAAGAGGGGTGGATGGAAGCACGGTTGGATGCCCAACCCGTGAAATTACCGAGCCGGCTTATGATTGGGCGGGGTACTTTGAACCCGTTTCCAGGTTTTAGTGTTCGAGCTGACCGGCACACATCTCGGCGGGCGAACCGGTGGGAGAGAAGTCGAGGAAGCGCCAGCTATCGAGAGGCAGCGCCGTCTCTGGCCGCAGGGCGTAGCTTTCCCAGCGCTTGTCGAAGCCGTGTTCGCGCCGGATATCGTTGAGATGCTGCAGGGTGGCCCGGCGATGCGCTTGCGCCTGGCGATCCTGCTCGGCCGTTTCCTCGCTCTCGCCGCCTTCGACCTGATCCTGGGATGGGTCGAGCAGGGCCAGGAGGGCTGTTACGGCCCGATGGTTGCGGCCGAGGGCCTGGGCGATCTGGCGCAGATTGGCACCCTTGGCGCGCAGGGCACGTGCGGCTTCGAGCTGGTCCGCCGCGCGATAGTGCCGGGGCTTGGTGTTCGGCATCGCCATGTCGATCTCCGATGAAAGGGTGTAGGAAGGAGAGGGGCCGGAAGGATGGGTGCTCATCGCAGCCAGGCGGTGATGAGGCTGACGCTCGCGGCCAGGAACCCGCCGGAGAGGGCGCACAAAGCGAGGGCGAGGAGGCGGGAGCCGCCGTCACGATCGGCTTCTGGCCGTGCGTCGGCTGTGATGTCGTGGCGGGCGATGCCCGGATCGTCGGGCTGCTGCATGAGACGGCCTCCTTTTCCTGTCGTCAGGCCATGGGCGGTCACGGCACCGCGGGCTGCCTTCCGGATTGCCCGGGGGCTGCGCGGGGCGCGCAAAGCGTTTGCCTGATCTGTTTTTCCGCACGGCCCGCCGGGAGATGCCCGGCCCGAGATCATTGTCTTATGGCCTTGTAGATCCGGAACGGACCTGCAAGGGCTATAGTGTTAATGTACCCATTATGGGTTCATTAAGCAAGGGGTGTGTTCCCGAAATTAATGCTAGCCAAGGTTCGATTTTTGGAGCATTGTTCCCAGATGGGGAACAATTTGAAGATATTGCGCAACGCCAAGGGCCTGTCGCAACAAGCGCTGGCCGAGGCAATGGGTACAACCAGAACCCAGCTCGTGAAGCTGGAGCGGGGCGAGCGGCGCCTGTCGGACATATGGATCGTGCGGGCCGCCGCGGCGCTGAAGGTCGATCCCGGCGATCTGATGTCGAACCGCTTGCAGCTCACTTCCTTCGATCCCGACGAGCACCAGCCCGACGGCTTCTTCGAGCCGGAAGCGCCCGAGCCGCTCGATCCCGATGCGCCGCCGCGCATTCCCGGCAACGGCATCGTCGAGGTCGATGCCCGTGCCGGCATGGGCGGCGGCGGGCAGGTGGCGCATGCCTATTACCGCGACGGAGACAAGATCGAGACGCGGGATGCGGTGAAGCCCGATCCCTGGGTGTTCCCGCCCTGGTTCCTGCGCGGCATCGGCGCCAAGCCGGGGGAGTTGCTGATCATCGAGGCCAAGGGCGATTCCATGCGCCCGACCATCGCGCCGGGAACACCGCTGATCATCGACACCCGCCACCGGATCCCCTCGCCCGACGGCATCTATGCCATCCGCGACCGCTGGGGCGACATCCAGGCCAAGCGTATCGAAACCTCCAAGATCCTCGGCGACAACGCCATCCGGGTGATCAGCGACAATGGAGGCCATGTCCAGATCGCCCGCAGCGAGGACGAGTTGCAGATCGTCGGCAAGGTCGTCGCCGGCTGGCATTTTTTCTGATTTGGTCTCGGCTTGGCTTGACAAAATGTACCCATATTGGGAACATTATTTCCATAAGCTGCGGGGTTTGTCCGTGATGGGAGCTGTCAGCCATGTCCGACTATACCCTGGCCTTCGAGGAGCTTCATCTCGTCCAGATCGGCGGCCTGCTGGCGGGCCCCCTCGATGGTGCCGCTCACGTGTGCTTCGGTCTTTCCCGCACCGCAATGCGCTTCGACAGCGTGAAGCTCAATGTCTGGAACCGGCAGGAGCGCAAGGCATCCTTCGCGACGCTGCGGGAGGGCGATCCCTGGTTTGACGAAATCTGCAATGCCCTCATCGTCGATGCCGTCTATGGTGCCCTGATCGCCGAAGCCGTGGAAGGGCACTGGGGCCAGAAGCCGAGTGCCTATGACCGCGCCCGTGATTGTCGGGAGGCGGCGTGAAGGAGAAGCCAATATGGTGAGGCGATTTCCAATTGAACCATCTATCGACTTTTCTGGAAAATGCTCCAGGCTCGGTTTTTCGTGTGAGGGGCGCAGTGCCAAACCCCTACGCCTGATCCTGAAGGGGCCGCGCTCAGATGTATTGCTATCTGACCATTCGTCCGCCTTCTCTGGCTTGCGCACCAGTGGATACGCGACGGCTGGTCGCATTCCTGCAAACCTTGCCGGATCTGCATCAAAAGCATCCGGTGTCGTTCGGCAATGCGCCCGGAAAGCCCTGGGTCGACGTGACCATCGTCAAGGCCACCGGCTCCGGCGGGTGGAGCAGCAACGGAACGTTCATTCCGTTGTTCGATCGCGTGGTGCTGGTTGGCACCGAAAGCCCGCCTAGCTATGGCTGGTATTCGGCCCTTGCCGCGCAGATCGCGGAATTTCTCGGTTGGGAGGCGATAGAAGATGGCGAGAACCGGCTGATTTATCCGAATAGAGACCATCCGGGGTGA